TCATCCGTGATAGAGTCGCGGACCTGTGGGCGCAAGCGGATTTGATATCGCCGAAGTTCTTTGGTTCTAACTGGGATTTCGTACACCGCTACTGCGATGCGAAGCCCGGAGCCTTCGGAGGTCTGGATGTCTCGGGCAGGTCCAACGAGGCGGAGTTAAAAGAGAAACTAGCAAGAATAGTCCACGTTGTCTCTCGCGAGGAGATGGCGCGGAACCTGCCGCCCAAGCGGAGACAGCTAGTGTATCTGTCTAAGAGCGACCAGATGAGACCCGCAGGCTTTGCGGCGGACATGAAACGTGCAGCCAAGAACGGGGCACAAGCTCTGTTCGAGACGCGACTGCTGGAAGCCGCAAGCCGCAAGCGGAACTGGATAGCGGAGACGGCGGCAGATGCCATCGACGCGGGACAAAAGGTTTGCGTTCTAACTGGGCGCAGGAAGGACTGTGAGGCCCTCGCGAAGCTCATCACGAAGAAGGCCAAGGGCAACCCAGTCTGGACTGGTCACGGCGGCGACAGCACCCAATACAGGGATTCTATTGTAAAAGAGTACGCCAACCACGATGGCGCGGGAGCTTTCGTTGGAACCACTGATGCGTTCGGTGAAGCTATTGATGGATTGCAGAACACAGACCTAGTGATATTCGGCCTACTACCTTGGACGCCGGGACAAGTGACACAGGCTGAGGGACGATTCAGTCGTCACGGGTCGAAGCGTTCGGTACTAATAATGTACACAGTAGCGCAGGGCACGGTGGACGAGCACGTCGCTGACATCCTTTTGACAAAGCTCCAAGCTGTCGAGGCTGTACTAGATGATAAGGAGTCTGGGGAGGTAGCGAGCACGCTCGCTGGCGACCAAGATGAGGACGCGATCATAGCTTCAATCTTGAGCTTGTGTTCTTGACATGTTCTTGACATCATCTTGACATGTTCTTGACACAACATCTGGGGGGACGGGTTATACTGACTACGTCAGCAACAAAGCGGGCAACAACCATAGAGGACAATATGACAACAGCAGATCAACTCAACGCGAAGCAGTTCTACCGAGGCGGCGACGGCCCTCTTGTCCCCGGCGTCATCGCCTACTTCACGACATCCGTCTCGATGGCGTCGTTCTACGGAGAGGTGAAGCGGTACCGGCTCAACGTCAAGCGTCCGAAGTTCGTCACCCAGAGCGAGTGGATGTCGGGGCTAACCTCGACAACCATCCGATGCGATCGGTCAGCCCTTGAGCGTCTCGCGTCCGAAGGGTACGACGCGGCGGTCCTGACCTCTCACACCTTCAACGGCGACGAGTTGACCATCCTAGCCCTCGACGGACTCGCAGCAAGCACCCCCAACAACTAAACAACCAACCGGCCCCTTCGGGGGCCACAACCACGGAGGACAATATGGGATACGATTGCACAACATGTGGGACAGAGTTCCAGCACGAGCTTCAAGTCTACGGGACCGGCGACACCTGTGATCTCTGCGAAGGCGAGCTTGAGCCTGACCCCTCGTTCACCGTTCTTTACCTTGTAGACTTAGACTGGTTTATTGCGGTACCACGGAGGGCAGCATGAAGTACATTGACGCAGGCCCATCGCCCGCTGGCTGGAGCAGACTCTCGAACGTGCTGAAGTGCCCGCGCTACTACGCGCTGAACAGAGAGCATGACCGCACGACTTCGGACGCACTGGTGCGCGGCTCGCTGATGCACATCGCGCTCGCCCATCACTATGCAGCCATCGGCGCAGAGCAGCGCGACACCCAAGTCGAGTACCTCAGCCCTGAAGCTGCGGTCGAGAGGTGCGTCGCCGAGGCGAACTGTGAGCTTCACGACAAGTGGAAGGACAATGTGATTGGCGTGTACCATCAGTACGCGATGATGTACCCAACCCCAAGCTGGCGCGTCCAAGCTGTCGAAGAGATTGTCTCGACCAAGGTCCGTGATGACGTGCGAGATGTCTCGTATGATTACACGGCTCGCATCGACCTCATCGTAGCCCACCACGGCAAGCACTACTTCGTGGACCACAAGACGAGCTTCATGATTCTACGCAAGACGTACAACAAGTATACTCTGTCGGGCCAGTTCCTCGGACAGCAGATGATGGGACGCGAGATGTTCGGTGACGACTTCGGGGGCGTCATCCTGAACCTCATCGGCTGGGATGATAAGAAGCCCGTTTCTTCGTTTAAAAGGAAAGTTCTGCCATATGCAGAAAGATCTGTTGCACTGTTCCCCGATACGGTTATAATGGGTGAGAGGATGATAGCCGACTTCAGCGGGAGGGATGCCTTCCACTGGCCCGGCGCTCATCGGGAAACAGCGTGCCAAACAACCTATGGCCCCTGTAGTTTTTTCGACACCTGTAAGAGAGGAGGACACTATGAGTAAGCTACCGTTTGTATTCGGTATCGTGTATGCTGCGCCCAAGAAGGGCAAGACCCTCGGCCTGATTAAGGCTGACCCCAAGGCGTTGGTCATCACGCCCGTTGGCGGAACATCCTGCGCCGAGTACCTTGGTGTAGAACCAGAGACTTGGCTTGTTACGCCGGACACTCGTGTGGATAAGATCATCGAGGTCATCAACCGGGCGTCGAAGTCCAAGAAGTTTCGCACCATCATCATTGATGACTTCAGCCTTATCGCTGATTCAGAGCTTCACCACATCCAGACCAACCCGCGCAACGCTGGCTTCAAGGCGTTCGACGTGTTGAACAAGGTGATGTACAAGCTGCGTGATGCAGCCCGGAATGCTGGCTGCCACGTCTTCCTAGTCATGCACGAGACTCCTCCGCGCGAGGTGACCCGTGACAATAAGACTGTCTTCATCCCCGGACATCCGTCCATCACAGGATGGAAGCTCCCGGAGAAGATCCCGGCGATGGCTGACTTCGTGGTCCGCATCAAGCACGACCCTCGCGCCATCAGCAACTGGCCGTATGTATACCAAGCCGCGCCGACGCCTGACTACATTACAGGTAGCCGCTTGGCAATGATGCCCGGCTTCTCACCCACCAACATCCGCGAGGTCATGATTGCCACGGGCTACGACCTGCCTCGCCCCAAGGGCATGGAGTGGATGGACGATGCGGCGGAGGCCGTTTGTCAAGAGCTTGTCAAGGCGGGAGCCAAAGACAAGAGAGCGGTTAAGAAGTGGTTGTCCAGCGATGGTCCCGCCTTGGCGGAAGCATACAAGGACAAAGACCCAAGACACGTTCGCTGGGCAATCAGCGACGGTATCGATCGGGCGGTGCTTCGCCGCCATAAAACCAACCTGTTGGCCGATTTTATCGACAACTTTTAATAGAGAGGGAGAGTAAGATGGCTGTTATTTTTAGAGTAGACACAGACGACATGAACAGTGGCAAGCTGGAAGAGCGGGGAATCTTCAAGGTAGAGGTCAAGACCCTCAAGCCCGAGGTCAGCAAGAGCGGGAACAGTATGCTTAGCTGGATGGCTGAGGTCGTCGAGGGCGACCAGAAGGGATGTGTTTGTTACGGACGCATCTTGATTCCAACGGCTGAGATGAAGTGGCCACGTCAGCGTTGGTTGAAGATGCTGGAGTCCTTCGGCAACACCTTGGAAGATGCTAAGGGCATCATGGACGACGGTGTTGACGACGAGCTTCACGTCATCGGACAGCACGGATGGCTTGAGTTTACCCCCGGCGTCGGCGAAGGCTCCTTCCCTGAGACGGAGTGGGTGACCGAGCGTGAGGCCAAGTCTCGCACGGCTATCGCAGCCGAGGCAGCCGCCGCTCGTGCCGACATGGAAGACATGCCCTTCTAATCACTTTGGGGCGTCCTAATCTTACGGTCGGTTATGTCCTTCCTGTCCGTAAGTAGGGTTCGTGGTTGTCCCCGTGGGGCGTCCCATTTATCTCAAGCGAGGGTCTTTGTAGACTCTTTCTTCAGCGGAGTTAGGTCAGGCTAGAGGTTTTACTAAATTTCCCCCTACCTGTCCGCGCAGAGGCCCTCGCTTTTGGAGACATCATGAACTGCTGGTACTGTAAAGACACCGAACTAATCTGGGGCGGAGACCACGAAGCCGAGGGCAGCACGGTGTACAGCATGGTCACCAACCTGACCTGCCCCAAGTGCAGCGCGCTCGTCTTGGTCTACTCCGGTGTTGAATCTGAAGAGCCTCCGGCAAGGATTGTCTTAGATGATGAGGCCTGAGTTCTACCGGCCCGGACGTAAAGCAACCGCCGCGCTTGAGCGGCTCATGAAGTTCTGGGATGTCGAGCGGAAGGACTGTACACCGAAGGAGAAGTCTGGGTTTACCATGCTGGTGCGCCGTAGACTTGTAAAGAATAAGAGGGGCACCTACATCCGCCCTGACTTTGACACCATGGAAGAACTAGACACTTGGCTTGATTGGGTCGAGGATTCTCTAGGCATCGAGAAGGGAGGACAAGATGGGGTTCGACAAGGCTAACTGCGCCAGTTGCCCGCTACGCAAATACTGGCAAGCGGAAGGACGTTGGGAGAGGGTTGACTTCTTACATAACGATTCCCCTGTACTTATTCTTGGGGACGCCCCATCGAAGCAAGCGTCAGCCATGGGCAGAGCGTGGGCAGACACACACGGTGTAGAGATGAAGGACGCACTGGAGTCCGCTCGCGTCAAGGCTCACAACGTAGACTACGGATACGTTGTTGGTTGCCGGTGGCCCAAGGACGACCCTCGCATGTTTTTGCAGGTTCTCAAGAAGCGCAACCGCCGCCTCGCCTCCAAGGGTCGGACGTTGGAGATGTCACCCATCGAAGCCTGTCGAGGCCATGTAGCAGAAGAGATGGCTAAGTACAAGACCGTCATCACCTGCGGGCCTATGGCTACCAAGTCAGTGCTGCCCGGCAACCCGTCGCTGGAGGCCGTCAGAGGTGGCCCCACGGTCGTTGACGGGCGTAAGGTTCTACCTACATACCATCCGTCTCAGGTCGCCTTACAACAGCATCTCAGGCCCGTCCTGCACAGCGACATCCAGAAGGCGATTCGTCACCACCGAGACCGGCTTCAGTGGCCCGAGCCGATTGTACATTACAATCCTACACCAGATGTCGTGAAGGACTTTTTTCACCGCGCAGTGAAGAAAGACTGGTTGTTGTCCTACGATGTCGAGACTGATGGAATCGACTCCCTCAACGCGGGCCTAAGGTGCATAGGCATCGGAACTGAAAACGAAGTTTTAATGCTGGGTTTCCTTAGCATCGACGGAGTTTCAAGATTCTATTCGCCATCCGATGAGGAAGAGATTAAACGCCTGCTCCGTGAGGTGTTTGATGAGCAATCTAAGGTTCGGATTTGTGGTCACAATGCAGGTTACTTTGATCGGCTTGTTGTGGAGCAGCATCTGGGCGTTACACCTGCCCCTCTAGTAGACACCCTTCTTCTACATAAGCTTGCCGCGTCCGAGTACAGGCACAGCCTCGGCTTCGTAGGCTCGGTGTTAACGGATGTTCCTGCGTGGAAGGCCGACCATGCGGGCGTGACGGCGAAGACCGACAAGGAGCTTCACGAGTACTGCGCGACTGACGTGGCGGTTACAGCCCGAGTTGTGCAGCCTTTGCTGGAGATGGTCTACGAGCGAAAGCAGACACACCTGATTGACAAAGACCTTCGGATGCAGAGCCTCTGCGCCGGGATGCGCCGCATGGGTATTAGAATCCACGAGCCTACGCGCCTGCTCCATGAAGAGGCCCAGACAGAAGCGGCGGTCAAGTGGCGTACAAAGTTACAACGCATCCAGCCAGATATAAACCCGAACTCCACCGCGCAGTTGCGTCGCCTGTTGTTCGACAAGTGGGCGCTACCTCCGCACGAGTACACCCTCTCGGGCGAACCTTCGACGAGCGTGGCCTCTTTGCGCTCGCTCTCGGTCAATCCCTTGGCTGACGAGGAGCAGCGTGAGTTTCTTCAGGCGCTCCGCTTCTACCGCAGGGCCGAGAAGCTGCTGTCTACTTACATAAGAAAGTTCGCACCAAACGCTGGTGTCGTAAAGGATGGATATGTCTACCCCGATTACAACTCACACGGAACGGTTACCGGACGGCTCTCTTCGTCTAACCCTAACTTCCAAAACATCCCGTTCAACCTACGAGATATGTTCATCCCTCCAGACGGTTGCGTCTTCGTCGGTGCGGACTATGACCAGCTCGAACTGCGCTTCGCAGCCGCCTTGGCAAACGCCCAGCATTACCTCGACGCCTTCGAGAAAAAAGAGATTGACCCTCACAACCTCACCGCAGACCTCATGTTCGGAGACGTCTTCTGGAATGCGGAAGGTGCCCCGGATACCAAGATGGGCAAAGGCAAGGGCCAGTTCAAGCAACTCCGCAACCTCGCGAAGACAATCTGCTTTGCCTCGCTATACGGCGCGTCCGCTCCTAAAGTTCATGAGATAATCGGAAGAGCCGAGGACGACGCGGGCAACATGCTGTACGCCCACTACGACCTACGTCAGATTCGCGTGCTACATCGGCGGTGGAAGTCTAAGGCCCCGGAGTTTGAGGCGTGGTGGAAGAACACTGTGGACCAATACAAGATGGACGGGTACATCGAAGAGGTCGTGTGGATGCGCCGCCGCTACTTTGCCGAAGAGGATTACAATGCAATCCTAAACTTCGGGGTGCAGGCAGGCGGGTTTGCCGTGGTTGCCATGTCCATGCTGGAGCTTGTTGAGAAGCACATCCCCTTCGACTTTGACAATAAGATTGGCTTAGTAAATCAACTGCATGATGCCGTGCTTCTGTCGGTGCCCGAAGAGCGCGCCGAGGAGGTTAAGCAGATCGTTGACGAAACCTTGACACGCAAGGTGGATGGTCTCGATGTTACTTTCAGTGCGGAAGCAGAGATAGGAATGACTTGGAAAGATGTCTAGGGAGGACACATGAGCATTAACAAGGGAGATGCGGTTCTATCCGCCGTTCCTTCGGATGGGTGGTATACCACAGATGACATACGAAACCGCAGCGGATACTCGCCGCACACGCTGGATTACTGGCTAAAGAAGCTTGTCAAGCTCAACAAGGTCGCCCGGAGGCAAATTGCGTCTACGAGGGAGAACCTGTGGCGAAGGATTTAGTTTGGGAGCAGAAGGGAAGCCGTTGCCCGAAGTGCAAAGAGCCTCGGCTTTGGGCTGGTGGCGTTGAAGATATTGTCGTAGACGCTGGCCCGCAGGGTGGGTGGCGATGCAAAAATAACCACGGAGGCTGGATATGGCCTCACGAGATGAGGGAGAAAAAATGATTGAGGGAATCTATTCTAATGTGAAGGGTCCAATCGACCTGCAACTCGCATCACCGTACAACCTTATCTTCGGACGCAATGGTTCGGGAAAGAGCGCAGTTATCCACTCGATTGAGCTTGGCGCGTTCGACACAGCCTACGATGCGGCAGGCAAGGACGTCAAGACAAAGGGCGCTTTGGAGGCGCTCGCTCCACGAGGCGATGGCTTGTTCTGCCATCTTACTGTTGATGGGGAAGAGGTTAGTTGGGGCGACCGCAGCAAGAAGTTTGACAACGTGGTCGCGATGGCGATGCGCGCGCTTACGGGAAGTCACGACGCTTTAGTAGAGTTCCTTCTAACAAACATCGACGATGACGATCACCCCATCGCCCTCGACATCCCGGGCTGGGACGCCCGTGTCAAGCACCACGGTTCGTACCGCAAGGCCCTGCTTGAGATGATGAAGTCGGTTGGCGCGTCTATACGCAGCCATCAGAAGCGGATGCGCGAGCTAGCCGTCATCCAAGAGTACGTCGAGGACAATGGCCTTGAGTCCTACTTCGTGGACAATGAAAAGGATTCTCTTGAAACACAGATTCTGAAGTCAAAGCAGTTGAAGGCCAAGATTGACAAGGAGGCCCTCATCTTTGTGAAGGGGTCTTTCGACGTGGTCGAGACGGGCATCAACCGCTACCTGCCGGAAGAGATTGGTAGGGCCGAGTTCGTCGAGCTTGGGGGCAAGATTCGCCTCTCCATCAACGGGGACGTTGTCATACCATCTGGCGTAGAAACCGTGGCGCTCGCTGTCGCGCTCGCTGGTGCCCTTCTCAACGGCCCGCGCGCCCTTTTCATCCTGCCTGACCGGGCGTATGACCCGAGGACTCTAGGGTGGCTTATGCGCTCTCTCAGGAACATGTTGTGTGCAGGTGTCTTCGTGCAGACCACTGTGTTACCAGAAGACTACGATTTTATGTCCCTTGGGTGGGACTTGGTGAGGGTGTGATGGACGAATGTACTATTGGTTTGTATCCTTCTGAGGTCGGCAACCCGCGCCTCCGAGACCGCATCCTTTCCTGCCTTCCTGTTTGGGAGGGCTACACCTACGGACACAAGGTGGACTACCCGCCAGACATCCCCGGCGTTCCGAGCACGCTGATTCGCAGCGGTACAAGAGAGATTGACTGTTCTTCCTTTACCTATGGCTTGCTCGCCCAAGTATACCCAAAGGCGGGCTGGAGCTTCACCCGGTACAAGCAGTGGCAGATGTGGAGCCGCGAAGACTTGTGGGGACCGCTGACTACGGCGGCAGACATGGGCCTCACCACCAAAGGCACCGGCAACGGCTGGTATCTTTATCAGAAGTGGGACGAGCGATGGAAACGCGGGCACTCGTTCATCGCTTTGAAGCGTGGGCAGAATCTGCTTGTGCTGGAAGCAAACCTGCGCCTCAACGAAGACGGCGTGGTCTGGCGGGACATCGGCCCTGCCATTAACATTCTGCCTTCTATCTGGTCAGGGACGGAGACTGACATCCTTGGGGATGCTGAGTTCTTCTCCGTCAGACTACGAGGCTAGGGACTGTACAGACAAGCTACCTCTACGGCGCTGCTGGTTGCGCTAGGTGTGCCTGTGTTAAGTTGTGTCGTCGTAACAATGTAGGACAGGTAGCCGAACTCAGTTCCCGCAGGGAAGATGACATGCTGCTTCGTAGCCGCTTCGGCCCGCAGGATATAGAACGGGGCGTTGCTCGCGTGTGCTGGAGACGCCGCGTTATAGACCTTGAGGTACGTTGCCGCAGAGTTGGCTGTGTTGTCTAGCTCGATTTGATACACAGTAACTGCCGTATCCGCCAGTGGGTTGTTGACGGCGCTGGCGTTGGAGATGGTGGCGGTATACACCTGACCACCGATCGGGCCTAGAAGGGGTTGAATCTGAGCCATTGGTTACCTCACTTAAAAACCATCTGAATAGATAGCGTCCGGTTAGGATTAGACCCCGCACCTGTTCCACCCGTATTGCTGGCAACATAGCCGAGGCCATTTGAAATCGTCAGACCATCGGGAAAATGGAACACTTCATTTTTAGAATAAGTGATCGGAAAAACAAAGTCGGGAGCATCTGTTGCGAGGTCTACTTGATCTTTGGTATCGTATAGTTTGAGAAAATCAAACCCCGCTGCCGCCGTACCACTGCTTGACACGAACAAAAAGTAAATCTTACCTCCCGCACCAAACACATCACTGACCGCAGTGTTGCTTGCAAGAGAATCAGTCAGTTGACTGAAGTCAACGCGGGTAGACTGTTTATTTACTGTAGGCATTGATTACCCCATCACTTCGTCGAGGTACGCGGTGACCTCTGACAATAGAAGCGCGATGATCTCGTCACGCTCGTCTGGGGTGATCTTTTGATCGTCAGCCAGTGCAACGGTGATTTTTCGCCCGACCCGAAGGATGCGAGCGACAAGCTTGAAGATGTTGAACTTCTTGTTTTTAGCCATTTTTATCTCCGATAAACTGCTTCCAGCCCGTCTCAAAGGCGATTCTCTCGTAAGGGTCTTGCCCCTCAAAGACTTTGCCTTCCCAGACAACCCGGCCATTAGTGATTGGAAGTAAGTGCATATGAACGTCATTGGTGTTCTCGTCAAGTATAGCTACTCCGACGCCTTGTTGCCAGTCGGGAGCGAGAGAAACTCCGGGAGTCGGCCCCGGAACACGCACAAGGCATCCGGGACTCATGGCTGTGACGGTCTGAGGTCCATTGGGACCGTGAAACGTCTTTTGTACAAACTCCACCTTATGGATGTGGCCGTAGACCTCGGACCATCTGGCCGCCTTTGAGATGGCTGTCGCTGTTGCCCCGCTGCCTGCGCGAACTTTGTTACCATGAGTCACTCGGACGGGAGAGTTCGACTCGGGCCACAACCACCAGTCAGCACCATACGGCCCGACGTAGTCGATGTCTAGCCGATCAAGATGCAGAAGCCGGTTGAGGCTAAGTACGGGATCTGTTTCTAAAGCAGGGGCTACGTTTGTCGCCTCAGGCAAAAGCTCGACCGCTGCCTTGGCGATACGCTCTTCGTGATTTCCAGCCAAGTAAACTATTTTACTAGCAGGCGATGCGCTACGCAGGTCCGCTAGCCACCAGTGAAGCTCGTCAATCGCGGGCTGGGTAGTCTGTCGATACTCTGGCTTACGAGGGAATCGCGTACTCCATGGGGCTAGGTCTAGCATGTCGCCCAAGAGTACGATATTTGTAGGCTTCATAGCCCTCGCCAACGCGACCACAGCGTCCATCGCGGTACGGTCGTGCATCGGCTCTAAGTATGTGTACCTGTCTCTCCAGCAAAAGCCCAACTGCAAATCAGGTACAAACAAAGTGCTTTGCAACCCGGTCTCTCTTACGCCAGTGTCA